CCGCTCAATCAATTGGCGAACATACTACCCAGCTTACATTGAATACTTTCCACACTGCAGGTACTACTAAGGCTAACGCTACTCAAGGTGTTCCTCGTATTCGTGAACTTTTGGATGTATCCGAAAATCCTAAGAATCCTTCAAATGTAATTTATCTCAAACCTGAACTTTCTTTGTCCCAAGCTAATGCTCTGAGTGCTATGAAGATGATCCAGAAAACTACTTTGCGAGATATCACAAAATCTGTTCGTATTTATTATGATCCTAATCCTGTATCATCAGATACTGCAGTTCAAGAAGATCGTGAAATCCTAAAAGATTTTGAAAAGTTTTCATTGACTCAAGGATGTGCATCTCCATGGATTATGCGTTTGGAACTAGATGATCAGAAAATCGCAGAACGTCGTGTAATTGATATGACATTGATCCAATCTCGTATTGAAAATAATAAAGTTCTCAAAGTATTTGATTGTGTACATTCTGATGTAAATGCTCAAAAACTTGTTCTCCGAATTACATTTGGTATTGATGTTGTCAAAAACGCCTTGTCGCTCAGATTTGTTGAAGATAAACTACTTGACACTATTCTGACTGGAGTTGATGGAATTGGTCGTGTATTCCCTCGTGAAGTTAATGATGAATTGGTGTACGATGAAAAGGTTGGTGGTTACCGTCCTATGAAACAACATGTTCTGGACTCAGAAGGATCTAATTTATTGGAACTGTTCACTAAAGAAAATGTTGATGCTACTCGTACATTTTCGGATGTTATTCATGAAGTGCTTGACGTATTCGGTATCGAAACGGCTCGCATGACATTGTACGAAGAATTGATGAAAGTTTTCGTTACAGAATATATCAATTACCATCACGTATGCCTGCTCGTTGACGCAATGACTTATCATGGCCATTTTGTAGAAATTAATCGTTTTGGTATGTCCAAACTTGATAACGGTGTTCTTGCTAAATCTTCTTTTGAACAGACTTCAAAGATCTTGTTTGAAGCTGCAGTCTCAGGAGAATTTGATACTATGCGTGGTGTTTCTGCCAACATTATGTTTGGACAAGTTCCTCCTTGTGGTACTGGATTTGTAGATATTCTTGTTGATGAATCAAGAATGCCTGAAGGTGATGATGAAGTTGACGTATCTGAAGCTGATCTGAAACATGCAAATGAACTTGTACAATCTCAAGAAGAGAAAGATAAAGCAGAAGGTGAATGTCGTCTAGAAGATATCGTGATGGCTTGGTAGTTTATTCAAATATTTACCATTTCTTAGAGTAAATTTTTACCTTAAGAAATGGGTTTCCCCTTTTTATTTTTTCTCTAAAAATCTAGTTAGATCTTTTTTAAGATGAGGGTACTGTTCGTATAATACAACTAGTTGTTCAACTGTCTGTTTAAGTTTATCATGGATAGTTATTGCTTTAGATGAAGTGCCTCTCCATTTAAAGTTTTCAGATTTAAATTCAATACAGAATCTATCTCCATGAGCACCATTTGCTTTGACATACCAAACATGTGTTGGTAGTTTAGTAATTCCTTCTGGATAATTTACTCTACGATCTTTTTTCTTCTGATTTAGATTCTGCTCGGTTTGGGTAATTAGACGTAAATTTTCTTTACGATTATCTAGACCATCTCTGTTTATATGATCAATACTGTTTTTTGTACCTTTACCTGGAAATATGATACGATTCATAATGAAGTTGTGAAGATAAAGAATTTTTTTTCTTCCTTCGATTACTATATGCGACCCGATATATTTCCCATTAGTTGCTGAAAACCACTGTCTGGATTTTACTTTTTCCAGATCATCCTTGTCTATTTTAAATAGAATAGGATTGCCTTTTGACATTATGGTTGCTTCTATGTATGTCTCAAACTCTTCAAATTTATTTGCATTTGCTGGACGTCCAGTTTTGTTACGCACTTCGCCTTCAATTGTGTACGCCATCTTGTTTTATTATTATATATACCATAATATGTAAATGGGTAGGTTCTGGGTGGTAGAATACCAAGTTTCTAATTCGAGTAGGCAAGTCCGCCCATACCAGACATCACACGAAGCACGTTGTAGTTCAGAGCGTACACACGAACCTGAGCAGTGTTCTGTCCAACTACAGTGTTTACGGACACAGTGAGCTGTAGAGTGGCCTTGTCAATACGAGAAAAGTTGCACGTGCCAGAAGGCTGGTGTTCCTCGGGGCGTAGAGCAAAGCTGTACACGTTGATACCCGTGGAAGGAGTACGGGTGTGGTGCTGGTAAGGCTGTACGCGATCGAAGTAAGAACCTTCGCGATCCGTAAAACGATCTTGGCCGTTGAGCTGTAGCTTGCCGACTTCTACAGGATTCTTGCCTTCGCAACGTACACCAGATGCTAGAATTACCTTGGCGAGTAGGTAGTTCACACCAGAATCGAATGCATCGACCTGGCCTTCGTCACCAGTGCCATCCACACCACCGGCCCCTGTTCCAAAACCAGTCGCATTTCCACCCAGGCCGGGACCAGCAATTTCATCATCTGTGAGAGTAACACGATCAGCAGTCGAAGTAGAGCGACCTAGGAGAGACATAATCGTACCTTCCGTGGAGAAGTCATCGGAGTAGTTGAAAGGCTGTTGGCCACCTACAGCGGATAGCCATCCGGGGTTAGAGCAATCTACGAAAGAATCACGCTGTACTACCCATAGAAGTTCCTTTACAGGGTGGTTAAAGTTGAGCTGAATCTTGTTGGAAGAAGAGGTAATAGACTCAGCACCCGTGTACTGTACCTGCTCAATAAGGTACTCGTGGGACTGCTGAGCGAAACGGCGACGCTCCTCGGTATCCAGATATACGTAGTCAACGTATAGAGAGCAGGCAGCCAGAGCCTGGGCACTGGGGCGTTTAGGCTCGAATCCAGACTCAGCGTACACGCAGTTCTCCCAGGTCTCGAAGGTCACGTTGATACGCACTTCATGGTACTGAAGAGCAATGAGAGGAATGGCAAGACCAGGGTTGCGGCAGAACCAGAACTGGAGGGGAATGTATAGAGTCTTGGCGGGGGTACCTGCACGAGTCTGGCAAGACTGGGTAATTTCAGTGGAAGAGCAGGTAGAATCTAGAGGCTGGCCGGTTTTAGTCTTCAGTAGCACTAGGTCGTGGGTGTTACCTACTAGGGAGTCTAGAGCAGCAACCTGACCAGCATCCGTGGTTAGCTGAGTCCAGATCTGCATCCAGTCACCATACTGACGATCAATACGCTGACCACCAATTTCAAGCTCTACTTGGTTGATCAGACGGTGACCAATGTAGCTCACCCAGCGGAAAGCGTCAATGCTGTTACCTAGCTGACTGTCAGTAGACACATCAATCTGAGGAAGTACTACCTGTACATACGTGCGGAACATTAAGTCAGCATTACGATTAATTACGGCAGTTACACGCTTGTTGAAGTCTGCCTGGCCGTTAAAGGTTACTTCAATAGATTCCATGGCAAAGTTGGTGTGACGCTTGTAAAGAATCTTCCAGAAAGTAATCTGGGGATTACCGGAAATGTAGATATCCTGAGCACCATACGCTACTAACTGTAGAAGACCACCTGCCATTGTTTATGTCTTACTGCGAGAAAAAAATATGCACAAGAATTAATGTTCTGGTACTACCCGACGTCGAACCTTCTCGTGAATACTTTTCTGCGTTCTCTAGTTGTATTCGGAACTCTTGTCTTGTGTGGAGTTTCTTACTATAATGCGTATTGGGCTACCATTGTACATGATATTTTCTCCTTATCTTTAATGCCCCGTTGAACCAAAACCTCCAGATCCACGAGAATCAGGAGCGGGCGGAAGCTCATCAACTAGCTTGACACTTTCCCATGGCATCCAAGATTGCCGACACAATTGAAAATAACGAGTTCCATCTCCAATAAAAATATGATCAGAAGGCTCAATAACATCAACCTTTGCTTTCAGCGTTCCACGATAACCCATGTCAATCAATCCAATAGAATTAGAAAGTCTGAATGGCGAATTAGAAATAGATGAGCGAGGAACCAGGAGTAGCGGGTACGGATTACCCTCGGAATCCGTTGCTGCAACAGTGATATCAAAATCAAAAGTTATCTGTTTAGACCATGGTCTAGATTGATTAATCATAGGAATATCAAATCCCGAATCAGTTGGTCTCCGAGAATTAATCAGATTCTGAATGTGTACACGCAATTCAGGATTATCAGTTTTAATATGTAGCATTTATGCTATATATCTTGATCTGTTAAAATCTGTATGCTACCAGAAAACAGAGTACTGCAGAAGTTTGAATGACCAATAGTTTCAAGGATTCGTATAGGGATAAACGTCCTAAAGAAAAGTTTAAGAGAACAAACAGTGGATTGAAATGTACTATAGATTGATGTGCGATCAACATAGCAGAGGTATACGCTAATCCGATAAAGTATGGATTATTGTGTGTCAACATTGCGGTAGCACAAATAAGAAGAACTCCCATAAATTCCAGAAGTTCGGGAATCATTTCCTTTACTTTTTACAAAGACAATGAAACGTAATCTTTTACTACTTGGTGTAGCTGTAGTTGTTTGTTCAGCTCTGGCCGGATACATGTTTGCACAAATCCAACCTGTTCAACAACAAGGACCAGGTTCTGCCTCCGCTCTTGTTTTGGCATGTATTGATCCTCGATTCACCGCTTCTTTAGCATGGTATTTGACCCACAATAAACAAGCAATTAGTGATTATGATTTAATTGCTTTAGCTGGTGCTTCTCTTGGTGTTCTGCAAACAACCTACGGTTCTTGGCAAACTACTTTTGTAGACCATGTAAAATTAGCTCTGAAACTACACAACATCAAAGAAATTTGGGCATTCGATCATTTAGATTGCGGAATGTACAAGGCTACTTTAAATTTGAAAGATGATATGGATAATGCTATTCATATTGAAAAATTACAAGAATTAAAAGCATTCGTAAAACAACAATTCCCTGAACTTGGATTCAAAGGATTTATTATTGATGTTCGTGGCAATATTCAAAAAGTTTTAGAATAAGCTCATGATTTGGAGGCAAGTGTTTATTTTCCGAAATGGGTATGCGAGTAAACGGACGTCCACAATTGAGGTCTTTACAATTTATAATTGAATCTTCAATGTGTTTTGGATCTGTGTACTGCTCACCAGAATATTCTGTATGAGAAAAAGATACTAGTTTAGTTTTGATAAATTCAGTATTGCCAAAATAGCTAAGATGCCAACCACCGTCTTCGATAATTCCATTTACTCGACTTGTTGTTCTACATATTTGTGGAGATCTTCTTTCTATATACGACCCCCAATTCATAATTCGAGGAAATAACCAAGAATTAGTTGTCCAACAAGTTAGATTGTAATAATATGCGTGTTGACGAACTGCGTACAAGCCCACATAAGATCTTAAAAGAATAGCAGGATTGTAAATTTCATCAACATCTGAAATTAATATCGTATCTGATTCAGAAAGTGTCAGTTGTTTTAATCCACGATCAATTGCATTTCTCTGAAAACTTTCACGTGCCCATGCATCTCCTGTTTCAGGAAATTCAACAACTATGTGAATTATTTTATCCGCCCATCTTGCGAATCTTGATTTATTTTTTTCATAAAATAGTTCCTTGGGATTTCCAGAAAAGGTCTTTGTAGCTTCAACTAAAACAAACTTATCTGCAGGTATGACATTTAATCGGTATTCCAGCATATCTAATTCATTAAAAAATGTAAAGCAATCTACAATCATTTACTGATAAGAATCTGGCATTCTATAAATGAAAGCTTGTTTGGTTACTGCAAATATAGGAGGTATTGATTCACCAAGACCTCCTATAAAAAACATGTTTCAGTATTCCGGGGCTCCATCTAATTTATCTCCACGACTTCAATCTAAATATTATAAGATGTGTACACATTGGCTTCATCCGGAATATGATGCTTATGTATGGATCGATAGTTCTTTTGAAGTTCGTGAAGGTTTGATTGAATGGATGATTGAACAAATGGGAGAGGCAGATTGCGCGTTTTTTAATCATCTTCATCGTAAT